AAAGAGAAGAGGGAAAAAACGTCAAAAAAGAAAGGTGGTAAAAAATAATGGGAGATTATCGCAATGAGAAGATGGTAACTGGTGGTTATGGTGGAAAGTATATATCCACAACGGCAGCGACAACTCCTGACACAGGTTTTGTATTTGTAGCAATTCAAGTAATTGCAGATTGTTCGATTACTTTAGTTGGTAACATAACAGGAATTACAACAGCATCAGTTGATGCAGGGCAAGTGATATATGGTAGGTATACGAGCGTAACACTAGCTAGTGGAAAAGTTATAGCTTATCAAGGGGTGTGATAGAGTATGCCTAAATTAGGTTTAGGGAATACAATAATAAATAAAAATAACGCAAAAAAACTACTTCCATATCAAGTAGAAGGCAACGTACTTTCATTGATAGCCAACAAATCAAACGCAGGATATCCACCGTCAAGCGTTCCTTCAACAAGTCCGTTGGTGTGGAAGGATTTGAGTAAGAGTCGGACGACTTATCAGTATAGTAATTTTTTGACTAACGGAAATTACAATAACAGCACGGATGTATTGTGTAATACTGACAATTCATCTCTAAGTGTTAGTAATAATGTTGTTACAGTTTCTCCAATAAATTCGAATGGTTTCACATCTTACGGTCACGATACAACTACCGCAACAGGTAAGTCTTATTACGTTAAGGCTAGGCTTAAACATACAGATGTTGGAAAAACTATAAAATTTTTAACTAGGGTTAACAATGTGATTTTAGGTGGTGCTTCAGCATCTAATGTTCCAATCGTCGGAACTACAAGTTTAGAGTATAAAGATTATAGTACAATATTGATTACTACGGCTGTTGGCGAATGTATCGAAATTAATATAGCTGGAACCAGCAATATTAATTCAAAGGCATATGGAAGTCAAATAATGTGTGTAGACCTAACCGCACTAGGCTTACAAAACTTATCAGTAGAACAATGCGACGCACTATTCCCATTTACAGCATCAACTTCACCAAGCACAGCAACAAGTAACCCAATGTCTAATGATTGCTTAATGGTTAATCAAGCAGGAACTTCTGCGAGTGGGTGGAATAAAACTCCTGTTGTTAGTAATAAGGGTATTAGTGTTAGTTATACGAACTTGGTTACAAATGGTGATTTTAGTGGTGGAACTAATGATTGGTCAGTAGATAGAGCAACACTTTCTGTTTTAGGTAATACTTTATCGGTTACTGGAAATGGAACGGGTGGGAATCCACACGCAAAGCAGGATGTTGTATATACAACATCGAATAGATACTATACAAGAGTAAGAATGAGAGTAACAAATTCATCTTGCGACACAATAAGATTTACATTTGGAACAACACAAGTATCTTATGTGGCATCTCCGACAATTAATCAATGGTATAGTATAGGATATATAACAACTAGTGCTACTAACACATTATTGGGATTATACCATTATTATCCTGATTCAGCGACTGCAAATGGAAAGGTGATGGAAGTAGAAAAAGTTATGTCAGTAAACTTAACTAATAATACCCAAGTACAAGCCTTAGAAACCGCACTAGGAAGACAACTAACAACAGATGAGTGTGATAAATTATTTGCATTTACTGCTACTAGTAATACTATTACAGTTGATACGCCTTATGTTAATACCCTTGACGGCATAGACGATTATGGCTCAATAGTAAATACACCATCATTAGATGTAACAACAAACGAAATATGTATAGCAAAAACATTTAAAATTGCCATAGGTGAAACGACTTCATGGCTATTAAATAAATCAGAAGATGCCGAAAATGAAACGCAATATGGTTTAAAGTATAATTCAATAAATGGAAATATAGAATTATGGCTACAAGGTGTATCAAGAGCGACAACCAACGCAAGTAGTATTTCCCAAAATGTTTGGTACAATGTTATATTTTATAGGAATTCAAGTGGGGACATTTCATCTTATGTTAATGGAGTGGTTCAAACTGGGGCAAGCTATGTAGGAGCATTAACAAGCAGACCAAATTTACGATTGGGTGGTAGAAGTAGTAATGTGGGTGGCACAACGCATACAGATTATGCACAGTGCAATGTTGCTAGTGAGAATATATACTCTTCAAGTAATTTGAACATAAACAAAATCATCAAAGCAGAAACAAATATATCAAAGGCTTATACGGGGGTGAGCTAAAGTGTGGGTAAAGGCAAAAAAAACAAAGCTAAAAGATTATGAGATAAACGTAACAACGCAAAGAGAATTTGCAGATGATGAAACAATTATGCACATGGAACTTCAAGATAATCCTGAATTCTTCATTGCAATTAGGGAAGATTTAGCAGTAAAGTTATTTCTTGAAGAAGAAATGGCAGAACTCGCCCAAATTGATTCTATAGAGAATCTGACAAAACTAGAAAAGAAAGCAATGCTTGAAGAAAAAGAATTAGAGCTTGCAAATGTAAGGATTGAAAAATTAATTACTCGTGAAGATATGATAGATAAAAAAGTTAAGTGATTGGTGGTGCGATATGGAATACAATTTATATTTAAAGACTGCTCCGACAGTAGAACCCTTAACTAATGATGATGTGGCATACCATCTAAGGCTAGATGATACTACAGCTGAAGAGGATGCTTATTTGGATGCTCTTATTATAGCAGCTAGAAAATACTGTGAGCGTTTACAGAACAGAGCCTATATAACCCAAACTTGGGAACTATCCCTCCCCTGTTTTCCTGATGGTGTTATAGAATTACCTATGGGGAATTTACAGAGTGTTGATAGTATAGTGTACACAAGTTCAGATGGCACAGAGGCTATATGGGACCCTACACAGTATGTTTATTCGACTAGAGGTATTATGGGACGAATAGCTCCGGCTTATGGTGTTAGTTATCCATCATTTGTGCCGTACCCTTTAGATGCCGTAGTTATAGAGTTTACTTGTGGTTATGGTGATGGTGCTACAGACGTACCGGAACAGATTAAACAAGCAATGTATTATCTAATAAGTCATTGGTACGAGAATCGTTCTCCCATAGCAGAGAAAATGAGTGTGGTAGCAGAGCTACAATTCACTATTAATGCACTATTATATCAAGATAGAATATTCCCTATGTAGGAGGTTATTATGCAGGGATTTCATGCAGGTAAACTAAATAGACGAATAAAAGTTAGAAAACGCAGTATAACATTAGACTCATATGGTGAGGAAACCATAATGTACTCAGTACTTGCTACCCTATGGGCTGATGTGAGCATACGTTCAGGTAGAGAATTTTGGGCGGCACAGAAGATAAATGCGGAACTTAGTGGTATAATATACATAAGGTATCGAACTGATATAACAGAGGATATGATTATAGAATATAACGGTAAATATTATGAGATTACAGCTCCACCTATAGACTTTAACGACAGACGAGAATACTTAAGGTTGGAAGTTAAAGAGATGATAGATTTTGAATATGGTGTATCATAATTTGGAGGTGGTACATAATGGCAAGAAGTGGTATAATATTATTAGGTGAGAGAGAGTTAGCACGTAATTTACAACGACTAGGCAATATAGGACGTTCTCCGGCTAGTTCGCTAACTAAAGCTACACGCCCCGAAGCTGTTATGGTACGGAATAAAGCTAGAAGTACAGCTCCAGCGGATACAGGAGCTTTGAAAAAGGGAATCAAGATAAAAAGAGAGAAACGAAAAGTAGGTAAGGCTGTTTACAGAATAGCTTTTTACGGCAAGGCTGGTAAAGGTGAAGAGTTCAAACGTACTAATAAATCGGGCGTTGTATCGGCATTTTACCCTATAAGTCAAGAGTACGGCTGGACTAAGCCCGATGGTGAGAGAGTAGAAGGTCTACGGTTCTACAGAAATGCTTTTAATAATAAAACACAGATTAAACTAAATATTATTAGAGCATTTGTTAGGGAGTTTAATTCTATCAGGGTTAGGAGTTAATATGAACTTTGAAGAGGGGTTAGTGGTAGAACTTAAAAGCATATCAGGTTTAACTAATACGGTCTTCCCTGCTTTTGCGGGTCAGAAGGTTGTACCTCCCCACGTCATATATACTCGTAACAACTACGCTAATGGTAGGACTCAAGACCTACAAGGTCATGACGGACTTATTACAAGGGAGTATCAAATTGATATCTACGAGACTAGCTTATCTGACTTAACAGTGTTAACAGAATTAATATTAGCAGAGATTAGGACCTTTCAGTTTACTAACATAGGCACTACCGGTCCTTATATACAGCATTGTAATATAACAGAAGATTTTTATGTATATGATGAAATTGTGAAATACTGGAGAGGTATAGTAACCTTTCTTGTTACATATAGAGAATCAAATTAAATTTAATAGGAGGTATAAATATGGCAATCGGAAAAGGTGTAGGAACTACCATAGCACAAGGTGTAACTACTATCGGTAAGTTAACAAGCATAAATCCTGGTGAAAAGACATGGGAAACAGCAGACATAACCACTTTGGACTCATCAGACGAGTACAAAAATGCAATACCAATTTTGAAAGCTGGTGGTGAAATAGCTATATCCGGATTTCTTAATGTATCGGATGCCGGACAAATTGCTCTTGACACAGCGTTTGAGGCGGGTACTTTGGATGCTTATACTATCACTTACCCAAGCACTATCGGAGCAGATTCAAACCAGGTGAAGCTAATCTTTCAGATGCTGTACCTTTCGAGGCTACTCTTATGGTGGACGGCAAACCAAACATTGGTACTTCGGCATCTACCGGAGCTAGTGATATTACATTCGTACAAACAGATGGAGCTACAGCGTTAACGGCTGCCGACTTCAATCCTGCTTTTGCTACAGGAACGTACATTAATGGATTCACTTTTACAACACAAACAGCTTTCAAAACCAAAGTCACGGCTGCGAGTCATACTATTAAGGTGTATGTGGATAATGTGTACTTAGAGACTCTGGCATCAGGTTCAGCAGGATCTTCTATATCAATTAGTGCTAACGCATCTAAGAAAATAGGAGTACAAGTGTACGAGGCAGGTAAGACAGTTAAAGTTTATGAAATAATGGTATCGAGATTAAGTTAATAAAAGGGGACTTCTATCCCCTTTTTAACTTTATAAGGAGTTGATATTTTTGGTATATGCTTTTGAAAATATTAATAAATTAAGCAAAATTTATTTAGATGATAAAGACGTATCGCATGACACTTTTTATATAGATACGCTAAAAGGTATTATTAAGAAGTACAAAAGAGATAAAATGGGGCATTATTATTTCTATGAAGACGCTCTAGCGTTTGAAACACTAACCGGAAATATTAAGATCATATTTAAGGATGGCACAGAAGAGGTAACTAAAAAAGCAAAGAAAATAAAATAAAACCATAAGGGAAAAGGGGATAATTATTATGAAGAGTGTACCTATCGAGTTAGACAGATTGAGAAATATTAGGATTGGTATTAAAGCTATGCAGACTATTAAGAGTGTACTTAAAAAACCGTTAGACCGTGTAGACTTAGCAGATGTAGACGAGCTATTAACAGTGCTTATGATAGGCTTACATCATGAGGACAACAGCGTAACTAAAGACCAATTAGCAGATTGGATAGACGAGCATACAGACTTAGAGACCGTTATTAAAGCTACTACAGATGCCATATTAGAGGCTTATGGAAAAAACGCCAAAGCCGCAGCGGATGCGGCACAGAAACAACAAAGTCAGATGATGAAAAAAACAATAAAGAAGAACATAGCCAAAGCAATGGAAGTAGAGGAAGACGAGATAGAGGACGAGGACGAAGCTCCGGAAGAGTATCAGACCTTGTAGAAGAGTTTGACTTTGATGCAGCACGTAAGGTAGCTATAATGTGTGGGGTCTCCCCTCTTGACTACTACGAATTAACGATAGATGAGCTTAATGTAATAGTTGAGTGTTATAATGATAAGTATAAGCATGATATAACATTAGCATACTATTCAGGAGTGTTTAGTCAAGCTACTAAGCCTCAACAGTTATATAACGATATTATGTCTAAGATAGCAGGGTCTAGTAAGGAAATGACAGACGAGGAATTATACAGAGCAGGACTTCAAGTGTTCGGAAGTTTAGCAGACAAGAAGGAGGATTAGCGTATATGCCGATTATTGGTAATGCTATAGCCCGTATAGGTGCTGATGTAAGACCATTTGGTGCTGGTATGAGCAGGGCACAAAGGGACTTTAGAGCGTTTGGCAATAGTGTACGTAATGGTGTAAGACCTATCCAAGCGGCTATTGGTGTTTCGGTTGCTGCGATTACTTATGGGCTTAAACAGGTATCTAATACGGCTATGGGATATGAGGCTAGTCTACAGAGAATCTCCTTTATGTTTGAAGACAATGCGAGGTTTATTAATAACTGGGCATCTACTACGGCTGCTAGTTTTGGCATGTCAAGAGCAGAGGCTACTAAGTATGCAGCTGTATATGGTAATCTACTAAAGACATTCACTAATGACACAGAAGAACTAACTAAATATACTATTAAATTATTAGAGTCTTCAGCTATAGTTGCCTCGGCTACCGGTAGAGATATGGAAGACGTTATGGAGCGTATGAGGTCTGGTCTTCTTGGTAATACTGAAGCTATTGAGGACTTAGGTATTAGTATATTTGTTAATATGATAGAAGGTACAAAGGCTTTTCAACAGTTCGCTAACGGTAAGTCGTGGAAACAGTTAGACTTTCAAACACAACAACAAATAAGACTATTTGCCATATTAGAGCAGACTACAGATAAGTTTGGTGCGAGTCTATATGACAACACGAAGACTCGGCTTAACTTCTTTACGGCTCAGATTAAAAATGCAGCCCTTAACATTGGATTAGGCTTATTACCAATGATAAACGCTATGCTCCCTGCCCTTAATCAGTTAGCTATATTCCTTGAACACGTTACGTGGTACTTCTCTGAGTTCATGAAAGCCCTCTTCGGGTATGAGCTAGGAAGTAAGACTATGCAGACTAACGCTAAGTCAGCTAAACAAGCAGCTGCTGCACAAACCGAGTTAGGAGATGCAGCAGAAGAGGCTGGTAAAAAAGCATCTAGTGGTCTACAAGGTTTTGACGAGCTTAACGTGTTGCAGAAAAACATGGGTGCTGATACTGGTGGTGCTGGTGTAGGTGGTCCAGCTGCCGGGGGTAGTGATTATCCTAAAAGTGTGTTGGGGCATGCTAACTTCGAGGATATGGCATTTACCGAGCGTATCGCAGAAGTGGGAGAGCTAGTAGGTAAATTCAAGGAAATGTTGCAACCACTTAATGAGGCTCTTAGCGTATTTAATGATAGAATACAACCTTTAAAGGATTTCACTTATGACGTGCTAGTAGGGTTCTATGATGATGTGTTAGTTCCGTTTGCAGGTTATGTGATTACAGAGCTATTACCTGAGTTCTTTAAGGCTCTAGGTAGTGCTTTAGGATTGCTAGGAGAGTTTTTATTAGCCGTGAAACCCGATTTAGTGTGGTTATGGGATAAGTGGTTAGTACCTCTAGCAGGATGGGCTGCACAAACAGCTATAGACAACTTAAAGTGGATTGGGGATAAACTAAAGATAATAAGTGATTGGATAAGAAACAATCAGGAATTAGTTAAGAACATGACAAGAATAGTAGCATTATTTATTGCGGCTTGGAAAACTATAAAGTTTATGGCGTTTTTAGAAATGACCGGCAAAGTTACTACGGCACTAGGTTTATTAAAAGCTATGACTATAGGTAGTTTACTTGCTAAGTTAGCAGATGCTAAAGCTACAATCTATCTAACGTATCTCTATGCTAAAGATTTTGTTAAAAGTGTTATTGGGGCTATAACGGCTATAGTAAAGCAGACCTACGCTTATATATACCAAAAAGTAACACTTATAGCTTTACGTATTCAGACGGTTCTTATGACAGCGGCTACTTGGCTATATAATGCCGCCGTCATCGTTGCTACCTCTACTACTTTTTGGATGATAACTGCCATA